ATCGCTATCGAACCGGACATGAATATTTACGTCCAGAAAGGTATCGGTGGAGTGATTCGCAATCGTCTTCGGGCCATCGGAGTTAATCTCGATGACCAAACGAAGAACCAGCGGCTGGCCGAAATTGGCAGTTTTGCTGGGCGATTGGCAACTATCGATCTTAGTATGGCTAGTGATTGTATTAGCCGATCTATTGTCGAAAAGTTGATCCGTTCTGATTGGCTGGAGGCACTTGGGCAGTGCCGCAGTCCATTCGGAGTTCTTCCTTCTGGTGAGAAAACATTTTACCAGAAGTTCTCGTCTATGGGAAACGGGTACACGTTTGAGCTTGAGACGTTGATTTTCTTGTCTCTCGCTTATGCGTATGCTACGCTCCATGACGAGGAGGTGAGTCGTATATCGGTGTATGGGGATGACATTATTGTCCCCAGCACCATGGCGCCCGGTTTCTGTGGCCTCCTTCAAGAGTGCGGTTTCACACCCAACTCAAAGAAGAGCTATTGGACTGGTGCGTTCCGTGAAAGTTGTGGTAAACATTACTTCCATGGGTACGACATCACTCCGTTCTACGTCAAAAAGTACGATGGGAAACTCCTGTCTCTCTTTAAGATCCATAACCAGATATGGCGGTATCAGAACCGCTGTGTCTGGCTGGGTCCGGAGAGGCGTAAGGAGCTCCTGTCGATATGCCGGTGGTTGCGGAGTTATGCACCTGCCAGCTGGCGTAGGCCCTCTATAGTTGACGGTCTTGGTGATGGGGGCTTCGTTGGATATTTTGACGAAGTGAATCCCATCTATGGCTATAAACAAGCCAAGATCGAACATGGTTGGGACGGTTACTGTTTTGATACAGTGCTGGAACAACCAGACCTTGATGAAAGTGTTGATCATCATGGTCTCCTTGTCAAAGCCGTGGCGAGAATCGACCGGAAGAGAAATCCGGCGGTCCACGTCATGGGTGCCAAGGGTGAGTTGTTGCTCCTTAAGGACGACGACGCTATCGAGGTATACCCTACAAAGGGTAGACGGTATGTAACCGGGAGGATCTTTGTATCAGCCTCCTGGGTACATAGACAGTGCGCCGGCCCTTTCGC